AAAAGGTAATCCCGTAATTCTTGCAGAACCCGTAGAACTTCCTTTGCTTGTTAGTTCAATATATCCATTAACCGTTACTTGCCTTCCTATTTTAGTATAGGTTCCCGTGTTGGCTGAAGTAGTCACACCAACAGACGCACCACCAAAAGCAACACCCATAGTCCAAGTGCCTTCTTCGTAGTCATCAAGGGCGTTGGCTGCTGCGGTGTCCCCGTTGAAGGTTAGGCCGTTTGCCGTGAAGCGTCCTACTTCCGTACCTGTCGGTCGGAAAACAGTAGTACCATCTATAAAGTTTGTAGCCCCTGCAAAGTAAATACTTCCATTTACAAATAATTTGTATCCCGATGTACTTGTAGAACCAATAGCCACATCGCCTGCGGAGGTGATGCGCATACGCTCGGTAACATTCGCCCCCGTATTGGTTGGATTCGTGTATATGCCAAAATCACTACCATTAAGTGCCCCTAAAAAAGCCCTGCGTATGGTTTGGTTTCCGATGTCAATACCACTAAAACCCGTTCCCGTTCCTGCAACTGCTAATATGGCACCCGCGTCTGTTCCTACTGCTTGAATGCCGACAACATTGCTTGCGCCACCCGTAGCGTAAATGTTAGGGGTAGTAGTACCAACGCCAAGACCTGCCGTAGACAAAGCAAGAACCGAATCATTGCCCAATCCATCAGATAGGTATTTAGCCGTACCGCTAATCGGCCCGTTGTCCGTAACCTTAATAAGGCTATCGTATGTGTCCTGTGGGGTTGTCCCCGTTAATGTTGTTCCCATAATTAGCTATTCCAAGTTGTTGACCAAGTGTTCCAAATTTCTACTATTGACTGCCAAACCTCCTGCTCGTTAGCACCATAAAGGTTTGTAGTCGGATGGCCATAAGACAATGGCTGAACCATACCCCAAGAGATACTATTCGTTGCAGCAGCTTGACCCCAATAGATGTCATTGTTTGCTGCTCCCTGTCCCCAATCGCCTTGTATGCCCATTGTCTAAATAACTCTTTAACTTCACGATGTTGCTACGCTTAGGCGTGTACGTCTGTTTCTTGCCACTCATAACACCCAAGAAGCAAAGTTCGCATCCGTATCAGGGTAAACGTCTGCATTGTTGTTTGAATTATATTGTGGGAATGAGGCTTGGTTGTAGCTCATATATGTGATGAACCTGTCGGTGTAGTACTGCGCCAAGTCACGAGCCTTGCCTACCAAATAGTCAACCTCAATCTTTTCTGCCGTTGTGCTATTCTCGGAGTTGTGCTTGAACACCCCACCGTTGCCGATGGTATACGCAGCAAAAGGCAAGTACTCCACCATAGCCCAATGGATAAGCATCGGCTGAAGGTAGTCGTTTACAAGAGCGAGGTAGGGATTGGCAAGAGTTCCTGCGATGATGTCATCGCTTATCTTATCGTACAACTTTGTGCCTGTGTAGTTTTGGATGTGTATCTCCTGTGCGATTTTAATAAACTGAATGAACTTATCCGTGTCCACGTTACCGCCTATCGCGGTGTTGCGAACCAAGTCCTCTCGTTTAATCCATAATGCCGTTGCCATTTCTTATCGTGGGTTTACAAATCCTTGATTGGGCATATCAACAGGTCGCTTCGCTACGTTTGTAGGATTGGTCTCAAGTACCACGCCCTCCTTCTTTGCCTTGTTTACACTCACCTCTGCGTTGGGGTTGCCTACATCGGGAGTTACGCCTTCGCCCTTTGCCAAGTACGTCTTGCGCATCCAAAAGTGATGGCACCTTGCACCGCCCTTGTATAACCATATTGAATAGGTTGCTGCTCCCTCTACACCAAAACCTGCGTTGACGGCTTGACCATCCATACGCTCAATATCTTCTTTGCGGTACACCTTGCCTGCTGATACCATCTTCTTGCAGAACTCACGGCTATTGGTCTTTGTAGTTTCGGGAGCGTAAGCATAACGAACCTTGTACCTCTTGCCTTCTTCAGTTACTCCGTCTTGGCTGCTCTTGGCATTTGGGAATGCGCTGCCTGTTGATGCAAAAGCATACTTGCTCAATGCCTGCTCGGCATCGTAGTCAACGGGTTTTTCATCTACAAGCTCCCATTCATCTTCGTTGATGACCTCGCCTAACTGCTCTAACTCGGTATAAACTGCTTCAAGTTGTTGCTCTGATGCCTCAATAGGTACGCAGTTAGGTACTTTACGACCATTCTTTATCTTCATACCAATCATCTCATAGCCATCATAGCAAGGCTTTGTTAGGTCTACTGATGATAATTTCACGCCTGTCTCCTCCTCACGGGTCTCCAAATCAATAGGCGTAACTACGTCTTCGGTGAACTCCAAAGGCTGAAGGGTCTTAAAGTATAGGTTTAGGCTGATGTCGTTGTATGACAAGATTTGGTCTATGCCGTCAATGATAATCTCCTGCTTAGGTCGGATTACAAGGTTATCCAAAAGCGTAGAAGCGGTCTTCAGCTCCTCTGCGTTGTTGCCGAGTCCTGAATTGTCTTTAATACCCAATAGCATAGGGCTTACGATGCGATGCGACACCATTATTTTCTGCGTGGCTTCAGCACTCAAGAATTGGTACTGCTCCGCAGCATCCGATAACTGCACAGGGTCAACCGTTGCAGCAAGGTCTTTGTTATCGTTAAACGCAAGGATAAACTTGCCTGAGTTTGAACTACCGCTAAACTTCGTTGCAATCTGTTGCTCTATGCTCCTGCGTTCTTCTTCACTCGGTACTCCGTTGTTGAAGTTGATAAGCATTGAAGGCGCAAGGCCGTTCTGAATGTTGTTGATGTGGTAGTTGGCAATTTCCTCCTCAAGTTCTGCGTAGGGCAAGCCACCTTGATAGTCCACAGGTGAGTAGTAGTAGAATCCTGCTCGGTATGGCTTGATGTACAGAATCTCTAATCCCTCTTTGCTTGTGCCAAACGCAGGGATGCGTACCGCAGTCTCTCTCCTGCCTTTTACGTCTGTCCAATCCTTTGCGTAGTAGTACGCTTCAATCTCACCATCTTCGTTGCACCTTGCGGCTCTCAGCGTCTCTACGGGGATGTGTTGCACCTCTACGATGGTGTTGTGGTCTTGGGAGTACACAACCTGCATACTGCATTGCCCCATCATCACATAATCGGCAACCACCTTCTGCAAGCAGGCTTTCGTGAACAAGCCACGCATCGCTGCGTACTCGCTCGGCTTCTTGGCAGAGTCCGTTGCATCCAAGCCCTTACCAAAGGTCATATCCATCAAAGAGTTGAGGATAGCGTTGTTGGTGGGTGAGCCGTTGTAGCGGTCAATTAGATACCCGAAGTAGTCGTTGTTATCTCCGTATTCAACGTAGTCCTTCCCTTGAACCTCTTTAACAACAGGTGTGGTATAGGAACTGAAGTTCACAACGTGGACTTTAGATGATGATGTACTCATTGTTGTAGCTTGTTTCTTCGGTGTAGACGTTTTGGTTCACCGTAAATTTCTCGTAATCTGTTTGCGAAGTTACGAATACCCTATCGCGATATATTAGATTTCCCGATGCAAATACCTTTAAGCCATAGAATCTATTGTTGACAAGGCTAAACGTGCCTGTAAGGGTCATAAAACCATTAGCAGAGGCAGCAGTAACCGCAGGTGTTGCGGTGGTGTTTGTTGATTCATCAATCAAGGCAATCGTTACGCTCGCAGGGAATGTGCGCGGTATGATTACTATTGCTTGTGGTGAGGCTGATACTTGAAGGATATGCATCTTAAATAAATAACCTTTTAGTTTCGATTTGTTTGAAAATAGAAAAGGGGCTTACGCCCCCCTCTTAATCTATCTGCACTATTTTGTTTAATAGAACAATCAAAGTAAAAGCTTTGCTTCTCTTATCATATCTTCAATTGTGCCCTCTTGGTCGATGGCGTTCAATCTGTTGTACTTTTTGCCCTCATCATAGTCATTAATATTAAGTCCAATCTTTTTAAAGTCGGCAGCCAATATAGAGTACTCATTTTTAAGAGACCCCGTAAGTGTTAATAGTGTTTCTCCTGAGCTCACAACAGGTTTAACTGCAGATTGCAACTTTGTGTAATCATTGTTAAACTTATTGTATGCCTTCTCAACCTCATCAGTCATAGTAGAAAGTTTTTGAACTGTTGCAAACTCAACCTTCATTGATTCTGCGTCGCGTACTTCCTCGCCAATCTTGGCGATTTTAGAAAATATTTGCTTGCTCATTTTATTTGTAAATATAAGGGGGCTTTCGCCCCCCTAATTCATTTACGAGTTAGAACCCACTACAATCGTTTCAACTGCACCTGCAAGTCCTGCGAATGGATTGGCAACGGTAGCACCTGCGATGAAGTTGGCAGGAAGTTGCTCCTGTCCCTCCATTGTCAAGGTATAGCCTGATAGGTCACCCATAGCAGCCCCTGTTACAATCGTTCCACCTGTTACTTCGGCTCCGTAGTTCAGACCCATCATAAAGGCGTTGCCGTTGTAGTCTTGCACCACCACATAAGGGCGGCCATAAGCAAGCAGCTTCAATTCTTTGTTGTCCTCCTTTGTCAGTTTGGTCAACGTAAGATTCAAAGTCTGCGTGAAGAAGGTAGTACCATTCTCACGGTTTGAGTTAAAGGTCTGCTCAAAAGATGAGTTACCTTTTACAAGATATTGGTAAGCAGAGAAAGTACCACTGATGTTGGTAATTTCATCGTTGGTGAGGGTAACGGTACCCAAGTCACCGAAGTCTACAAAGTACACGGCATAAATGCCACCTACTACGTCTTTACAGGGTACTGCCCTGCCTTTAGTTAAATCACACGCCATTGTTTCTTTGTTTTATTAGAATTAAAAAAGAGGGCGAGGACATAGCCCAAGCCCCCTCTTGATTTACATTAACTCGTATTAAGAGTAAAGAACTACGTCTGCTCCGATGCCGTACTGAACTCCTGCGAAGAAGCGTAGGATTACGCGGATGTTGTCTGAGCCGTCAAGGTCAGCCATATCAAGAACACGAACCTCGTTACGCTCATCAAGAAGCCCTGTTCCGAAGAACAAGTTGCTTGTTTGACCTGCGACCATCTTGTTAGAAGGAAGACCGTTACACATTCCGATGCGGATGCCGTCAAAGAACATATCGCCCTGTCCGTACCACATTGTGCCTTTATTGTCAACACCATTTGCTCCAAGACCTGAAGTTCCGAATCCACCAAGCGCACGGACATAAGCCTTTGCTACGTTTTGTGGAACGTAGATGGTCAAGTCCTCCTTGCCGTAAAGGGCAGAAGGGATAGCGTCTACAACCTTACCAAGCTCAGTGATTACGTTTGCAGCAGTCACGGTGGTAGCAGTTACGTCAATAACGTCTGAGTCAGCAGTCATCAATGAAAGGAAGCCCGAGAACTCACCTGCTGAAGCAGCGTTCCCGTTCCAAATGTTCTGCTCAATCTTCTGTGAAGTCTTTGCAGCAACGTGAGCGATAAGGAAGTCAGCGAAAGAAGCAGGGATGCTATCGTAAGCAGAGAAGCCCATTTGACCACCAATCCAAGATGAGTAGTAGTCCTTCTTGCAAAGCTGCAAGTTTACTTGAAAAGGCTCAACGGCAAGAACGCGGTCGGTCAAAGTCAAGGTAGAAGTTGCATCGAAATCACAAGTACCATCTTTTACGATGTCGTTGGTGTTCACCTTCTGCAAGGTGGTTTTGTAGTTTACGTTTGGAAGAATCTCAATGAGACCTTTGTCAAGCGTGTTTGCGCTCAAAAGAGCAGCAGAGATGTACTTCGAGGCAAATTGACCTGCGTACGAAGTAGTGATTGAAGTAGTTGTAGCCATTGTTTATTTGTTAATTGTTGATTCGTGCAAGGACTCGGTCAATCGCTCTTTCGGGGCGGTTAGAACTCATCTTTTGAACTTGCTTTGTTTCGGGGTTGTGTTTGATGGGCTTCGCAGCAGGTGCGGCAGATAGTTCTGCTTTAACCGCAGCCATCTCCTCCTTCTTGGCGTAGCCGCCCATCTCCTCACGCATTCCTTTC